ACCCTGTGAAGGAGCTTATCTGGGTTGTGCAGCCCGATCAAAATGTGGATTATTGCTCATCTTTGGTGTGCGATGCTCTTTTGTTCAAGGTTCTTGGTGCCCAACCTTTCAACTACACGGATGCGATTGATGCTCTTCCTAATGCGATCCATGCGTTTGGCGGTCCTCAATCTTTGGCTCAGGACAGTAGAGCTTTTATCGATGCTCGTGGTCTTTTTCAGGATGCTGGAGCGATTGATACATATGATATTCCTGCTGGTTTCACTGGATACTGGCATGGACCCAACAATCCTTACAATGAGGCTAACATGGGAGGCCCTGCTGTTCCTCAGGACCCGAACTCTGGTATTGATCCCGCCATCCTTGCTCAGCTCAAAGATTTGTCTACAGCAGGCCACATGGATAACTCATCTGTCTCTGATGCCGGCACCTTTGTGATGACTGAGACCTCTTTGGACTTACATTGTTGGGGTCAAAACCCCGTTGTGACTGCCAAGTTGCAGCTCAATGGTCAAGATCGTTTCTCTGAGCGTGAAGGATCTTACTTCTCTTGGGTCCAGCCTTTCCAGGCACACACTCGATGCCCTGATGAGGGTATTAACGTGTACAGCTTCGCCTTACGCCCAGAAGAACATCAGCCAAGCGGCACGTGTAACTTCTCGCGTATAGATAACGCGACACTCCAACTTGTGCTCTCAAATGCCACAGTTGAAGGAACAAAAACCGCCAAGGTGCGTGTTTATGCTACAAATTATAACGTATTAAGAATTATGTCGGGCATACAGTTAGCCTGTGCTCAACAGTTGGCTGCCATATTAGATATTTGCTTACTAATATGGATAAACAGTGTAAAGCAAATATACATTCAGAAAAAACAGAATGTATTATATAACCAGCTAGTCTCTTTGTGACTATTAAGTCATTTTGAGGCAACATTTCTAAATTGCAGGAACATCCTTAGAGCCTTTTCTACTACTTTGTTGATCGAAAGTTTAACAAATATCCAGGGTAATGACCTCGGACATAGTAATAACGAAAAGGATTGGACAATCCGCAGCCAAGCTCCTAAGTGCGCAATCGCAAGCATATGGAGAAGGTTCAGAGACTATAATGGAATGGGTCTGAGAAAGTTAGCAACTTTCAATGAAGACTTAAGGGATAGTCCATGCTCAAGTAGAAATATTTGGGTTTGTTGTATGCTGCTCGGGGCGGGTTAGCGTACAGTAATTAATCCATATGAAATATTATATTTCAATTAGAAACAACTTAAAGACATTCATATTATATAATATACAATATGAATTATACACTTTCATATAATTTTGATGCACAATTAAATTGCGGGGTTATTCACTTTGATGACAATTTAGTGTTAATGGATTTTAAAGACATGTTTTCTATTATAAATTTTAATAAAAATTTTATTTATTATCGACAATATGAAATAGATTATCCTTTTTATTTAAGACATAATCGAACAATTTCTTATTTAGAATATTTATTCAACTATGATGCTTCAAATATCGAATATGTATTTAAAAATAATAATAAATTTGATTTGAGAAGAGAAAATATATTTATTTATCATAATTTTCACCAAAATATAAAAAATAAATATGATATAATAGAATTTAAACTTGGGCATTATATAAATACCGGTACAGATGCTTATGTTATGAAAAATCCAATGTGGAAAATTATGGAAAATGATAAAGAATACTGGTTAATATATTGTGAAAAGGACACAATAATAAAATTATGCGATAAAAGTTATCAAAAAGTATTAGATTTTGAAAAAACATTAAATAATATAATTTTAACTTGGTATAAATGTGCAAATGGGTATATTCAAACACATAATCCAGATGATAGAAAAATATATTACATCCATCAAATAATTACAGGTTGTTATGGTAATGGTCAGGGAACTAAAAACATAAGTGTAGATCATATAGACCAAGATCCATTAAATAATACTTGGGAAAATCTTAGAATTGCAACAAGAAAAGAACAAGAACAAGAACAAAACACAAAAGGAATTAAACCAGGAACAAAGAGAGAAAGAAAACACAATGCGAAACAATTACCTGACGGTATAACCCAAAATATGCTAAAAAAATATGTAGTTTATTATAAGGACTATGCTGATAAAGAAAAAAAACGTGAAAGAGAGTATTTTAAGGTTGAAAAGCATCCAAAGTTAAGTAAAATATGGATAGGAACAAAAGCAACTAATATTTCAATACAAGAAAAATTGCTACAAGCTAACAAGTTTGTTGATGATTTAGATAAACAAAATGAACATGATATTAATTTGTCTGAAAATATAATAAAGGATTTTAAATATACTTTATGTATTGAACTAGATGATACAAAAAAAATTGTGGATCAAATTACATTTAATATAAGTCGTTTTAGAAAATATAAACATTCAATAGAATTTAATGAATTTGTTACAAAAAAATATGCTGTACAAAAGGCTGAAGAATGGTTATCTGAAAATGTTACGATCGACCATTATAATCTTGTAAAAGATGACTTAATTTTTTCTTTAAGTGACTATAGTGATTTAAATTATATTTTAAGTATAAATAAAGGACAATTGCTAACTGATTGTATATTTTTAGAAGAGGCTGATATTTATTCAACGCATTTATATATTGATTGTGGATCATAATATAGATATTAAATTGAATTATTATATAATTGAAATATTATATAATATAAAACAACTTAAAGAACAAGCGCATACATTACTATATACAACAATGACTGGCATAAGATTAACTGACATAGAACAGGACAATAAAATGCATTTAAATCGGTTTAAATTGGTGCCACCTAGTCCCTCTTACATAGCTGGATTTATAGATGGCGATGGTTGTATTTTTATAAGAAAAATAAAAGGAGGATTTCAGTCGGGAATTAATATTTCTCAGTGTAGAACAAATATACTACAAATTATTCGATATCATTTTGGAGGAAGTATTACTACAACTTCCAGTAGAAATAATAAAATCGATAATGTAATGAATGAAAATCAAGAAACAATTCATAAGCATAATATAAGAAACCAATATTCACTTACAATAAGAAGTAATGAATATGCTTCACTTTTAGAGCATATAAAATGCTCTAATATAATTAAAGAACCTCAATTTAATGCATTATATCAATTTAGCAAAATTTGTAATCAGCAAAATATAAACGATAATAAACAAGAATTATATGATTTATGTTTAAATAAAAAAACTACATTTGAATATGACACATCTAGATTAAATATAGAATATATTCAAGGATTATTTGATGCTGAAGGATGTATTTATATTGATAATAAAAAAATGTCTAGATTTAAAATATCAATTACACAAAAAACACATCCCCAAATTTTAATAGAAATTCAAAGGTTTTTAGGGTTTGGAAAGGTAAACTCGGAAAATAAATATGTTATATATAATACATCAGATTGTTTAAAATTTTTAGAACTAATGAAACCTGGTATAATTGTAAAATATAATCAAGTTATAGCATTTGAAACCTTCTTAAATACATCTGATCAATTTACTAAAAATGAAATGTATAAAATTTGCAATAAAGAAAAACATCAAATAGAACATTTTACTAATTTAAATCAAAATGAAGAAGGAAAAGAAGGATTTCATACATTAATAGCAATTCAACTCCCAGAAGATATAAAAGAAGTAGAAGTAGAAATAAAAAAGGAAACCGAAAAAATATCTCATTTAAAACAAGTTTATAAGGAAAAATCTGAAAAAATGACAGGATCAGGTAATCATAATTTTGGTAAAGAATTTTCAGAAGAGCACAAGAAAAAAATGTCGGATGCAATTCGTGATGCAAAAGGAGGAGTTAGTGATGAAACTATATTAGAAGTTAGAAAACTGGTTAATGATGGAAAGTCAAATGTTGAAATACAAGATTTATTACAATTATCAAGACATAATGTAACAAGAATAAAATGTGGAAATATCATTTGTAGAACAGAAGAAAAGACAATTAAAGACAAAACAACACAGGAAGATCGTAATATTGCCAAACGTAAAATTGCTTTAGATGAAATATTTATTGTAATTGATAAATTAATTAAAAATGAAAAACCTACAGTAATATTAGATTTTTTAAATGATAGAAGACATAGTTATAAAAATTATGATTATTTAAATGTCGATATTATAAAAAATATTAAACGAAATATTAGTCAACATCCGTGTAAGTTGCCTTTTTATCAATCAGAAATGTCTGTAGAAGATTACGAATATTATAAACATGCGATTGAAGAATATTATATTGCATCAAATAAAATATAAATAATTCTCCATTATATTATAGATAATATAATGGAGAATAAATATAAAACCAAATATAATCAAATAAAATCTAATAGAAGAGCTATAAAACGATCAGATAAACGGTCTATAACAGGAGAAGAAGTTATTTTTATTTTTGAAAAGCTTCTTGAAGGTTGGAAAACTATTCGCATTTTTAATACAATTATTCAAACAAATCCGAATTCTTCAGCTGATAAAAAAATTGTAGAATCTGTTTCTACCGGAAACTGTAAAGTTTTTCCAGCTGAATTATCTGATGAAAAATATAAATATTACTTAGAGCTAAGAACAAAAGTATATAATCTAATTTTATAATTTATATCACTATTTATGAATTACTTATTTAACATTCTTCCTCTTCTTCCAGATCTTCTTCTCTTGAAACGACGTCAACCTCGTCGTCTGCAAATTCTTCATACTCTTGACCATTCCATTTCACATTTCTCGAATTAAATAGCATGTTCATATTTAGAACCTCTGGTTTATCCGCAGAGGCAAATCGAGTAAACAATGTTTTAATTTGTTCGTCATCTCTGAACCTCGCACTGTATTCTTGTTGAATATTATTTCGCCCAATACGCCCTAAAGCCTGAATAATTTTTTCCTGTGTTAGTCCCAAATCTTTGCTCAAATAGCCATGACAGAATTGGTAATTTGTTCCGTATATGTAGTCACTATCTGCGATTATCAAAAACAGGAGCTGTTTGTCCGCCAATTTTTTCATGATTTCCGAATATGCCTTGCTTTTATGGTTTGCGAATACACCAATGCCTTGTAATAATAACACTTTCCAACTATCGTCAACGTCGTTTAGAGACATGATCGAAATAATGTCGTCTTCATTCACACTGCTAGTGAAAGCCTTTGCAGTAGCGATCTGAGGAGCCCATTTTTCTTTATGAGAAGATCGATTGGGAACAAACAGATCATGAATTGTCGCACTTTTGATCATTTGCGATAGCATTGCTAGCTGCTCTCGCATCTTAATTATTTCCTTGTCCTTTGATTTGTCTATCATTTCACCCGCAACCTTTTCCTTCTTTTTTCCTTCTTTTTTATTAGATTTATCACTAGATCCTGTGCCTGGTTTAGCTCCCATATTTTCCTGAGCGTTTTCTAATTCAGCTTCAATGGATGCGATTTTTTCAGACACTTCATTGTTGAAGTCAATTTTATCTTGAATATCTTTCATAACGCTGGCAGGAATGTTTGCCTGCTGAATACAAAACTTGGCGACTTTAGTGACATCTTTTGCCAAGAATATGGTTGGACCATCTGTTAGTGTGTAAGCGTCTTTAGTCGTTACGTATATAGCACAAGTTCCTGCAGTTGTCGCTGTTGTCGTTGTTGTCGCTGGAATAACTGTAACTGGTTTAAGAAGTTGTAAGCTAGCAGTCCTTTCAATCGCAGCTCCTGATTTATAACCAGTGTTCATGCTTAATGGCATGCTTAACAACGGCATGCTTAACGTTTTTGCGATTTTATTTCCTTTGGGATCTATCGTGTCATTGGGTTGTATTTTTTGAGTTCTAGTCTCTGAAAAGTATCTGTAAGCTTGTTGCCATTTTTCCGGGACCATATTTTTCAAAGTTTTAAGATAATACATTTTTATAGACTGCATTGTAATGTCGGTTGCCGAGATAAAGTTTCTATTAAACTTTGCGGAAGGTTTCGCCAAATTGAATTCTTCGACATGCATGATGAACCTAGACGCTTCATTCAAGTCAAAGTATCTAAGTAATGTCAAATTTTCTTCGCAGTGCTGAACAATTTCAAGAATTTCGTTATAATCCTCGCTAATGTAGTGCGGCATCACCGTGAAGCCATTGTTATTTAGAATAGGAATTGTTTTGCGGCAATCATGACTAGCGATATTGAAAATTCTTGGTTGCTTAATAACTCTATCCAGTCCTTCCTCGGTATCGATAAGGTATTTATAATCCGCAAACTTTTGTTCAAAATCCTGTATTGTCTCGCCAATTTCATGCATTTTAGGAAGTGTAGCAGACGATAAGACTACATTAGGAATAATGTTTTCCTTCCAATTTTTCTTAATGACTTTGTGTAAGTCGTGTTCTGCGTAGTCCATTGTAATCGTCGGCTCGTCCCAATAAGTAATAATGTCTTGTGCTCTGTTAAATGATAGCATATAATACATCGCGCACAAGTATGATCGAATGTCGCAAATCATAATTTCGACTTTGTTGCCGACAGAATTATCAACTTTTCTAATTCCGCCACTACGTCTATCTCTAGTGTATTCTAGAGCCGAGAAATAATGTAGCCGAATATCGTCGGCAGAAGAACATCCGAACGCAAACGCAACATGTTTACCTGCTGAAATAGCAGATCTAGCTAATGCGACACCGACATGTCTAGCCGCACATACGAATATGATCTTGTAACTTTCTGACAGACCAAGTGGGGTAAGTGTCTTACCAGTTCCAGTGGGAGCGATATATAGAACTAATTTAGGACATTGAATTTTACAGACAGAGTAAATCTCTTTTTGATGATTATAGAGTTGCATATCACTGTACTTTAACAAACTAGCGTTGCGTTCAATGTAATCGTACGCGTTTTTGACAATTTCGATCAGGTCGACGTCTTTCTCAACATTGTCTAGGATCGCGCTTATAATCTGTTTAACATGGCAGTTGACTTTCTCGATATTATTCTGCATGAGATTGACAAGTGTATAGTAATGATACAGCCATAATTTATTATTAGCTGTTTTATAAGAGAGCATGAGTTCAAGATGTTTGATCAGAATGAAATCATAGATTTCAGTTTTTATTTCGTCGATTGTGTCAGATCGTCCAATGCGTATTTGATCGCAGCTTTTGAGTTTAACTAGTGCGCAAATTTTAATTTTCCAAATAGTATTGCCATCTGCGTCCTTTTCTCTCTCTCTTTCCTTCTCTTCATCGGATCCAATTTCATCTACTTTTTTTTGACGATATTTGGCATTGTCATTGCTGAATTTAATATTTGTAATCTTGTGTTTATCCAATAAAGAAGTCATGCGACTAGCAAAGTGTTTGTTGTAAAGGAAGTCTTCCATTTGCGGGCTGTATTCAATCTTTAAAAAGGAGAATAGTGAATTTGTTTTATTCGTTTTTATATTAACATCAGCGAAACCAGATGTTATTAATTTCAATATAGCAGCTTCGTCTTCGGAGACTGGAATTTCGACGGAATCCCATTCAGATTTAGATAATTTTTGTTGAGTAAGGTTCATTTTAATGTTGTTTATGCTTTAATAATACTGTTATCTTTATGTATATATTTAATTTCAATTTTTTAAGGAAACCTTGGTTCCCTTAGAAAAAATTGAAATTAAAAAAGGGGTTAAAAGTAAAGGTATAAATATATGATAATATAACTTATAACAATAATGTCTACCGAATTGCAAGTACCCTTTAAAAATACAGTCACCATGGTTTCATTTGATGGTAACATCGGGTCGGGAAAATCTACAATGATGAAAAAAACACGAGAATACTATAAAAATCATGCAAATGTAATATTTGCCGAAGAGCCCACTGAAAAATGGAGATTAATTAAAGATAAAAATGGTACTGAAATACTCAAATTGTTTTATCAAGACCAGGAAAAACATGCGTTTAAGTTTCAAATTATGGCATTTGTTTCCAGGCTCTCTGGATTAAGAGAAATTGTCAGAGCGAACTCAGGGAAAGATATTATCATTATTACAGAGCGCAGTTTATATACAGATAAAGAAATTTTCGCTATGATGTTGTATGATCAGGGTAAAATGTCTGATGTCGAGTATCAAATCTACATGTCATTATTTGACGAATTTGCGTCAGAATTTGAAGTAAATAAAGTAATTTACGTCAAAACGGATCCCGCCAAATGTCATGAACGCATACATTTGCGAGCCAGAGAAGGAGAAGATCTGATACCGTTAGCGTATTTAGAAGAATGTCATAAATATCATGAGCAGTTTTTGGACTTGGACCGTGGATTATTTAAAGAGCAAATCGTGCTTGATGGAAACCAGGATATTTATCAGAATGCGACTTTAGCAGTTGATTGGATGCTTGAAATTGATGCGCTTATACAGGGATCGGACTAAATATTAGTTTTATTAATTGTCTTTAAGTATTAAATTAAATAATATGTTTATTTTGTTTTCTTCTGGTTTTCCTGTTCTTTGTTTTTCTTTTGTTCTTTGTTTTTCTTTTGTTCTTTGTTTTTTTAAGACCAACTCCTTTATCGGTCTTAGAAGGCGATTCAGAAGAGCTTCTATGTAAAAAGGTGCTCTTTTTGGTTTTTCTGGGTGGAGAACTTTTGTAAGAAGAGGAAGATGTTCCTTCACTAATAATACCTTGAGTAAACTCATTATATCTACTTCTTACTTCAGGATAAGCATTCGTTTTATCGGTTGGTTCATTTGTTTCTACTTCCATTATTTCCAATAATTTGTCTCTATAACTAATTAATTTGGCTGCTTCAATTGGATCTGGATTATTAAAATCAAATTGTTCCACTATACTGTCAATATTTTGTAGAAATCCATCTTCATCAAAAATGTGAGAAAAATGTTTTGCTATTTTATTATTTATAAAATATGTATAACCACGTATAACATTTCGTAAATAAGTATTTTTATCATCATATAGATCTGTTCTTTCCATTATCGCATCATATATGTCCCTACTAGATCTCTCTGGATTTTTTAAACATAACTCTGTAAAAAACATTGACCAGGCAGCACAATATCCGTCTGGCTCTATAATTAGTCGTGGCATTTTGCTTGTTTCTTCTAATGCCTGAAGACCTTGTAGATCTGAACAAACAAAGTGAGCATTTATCAATTTAATTTTTTCTATTTTTTCGCGTTTCCCCAGTAATCCTTCCAATTTATTTTTTTCTTTTATTAATGAATTTAAATTTTCAACAAATCTTTTTAAAAAAGCATTTATTTGTTCCATTACAAATTCGCCTCCTACACCTTCATATCTAGGACCATGTGGTTCAAAATGCTCCAATTGACTTGTATTTTTCCTATATATTAATAAATTCACATGAGAACCCGACGGTTGTTCATCGATAAATATTTCAAATATAAGTGGTATTATTATTATTTTTGAACCGTCCAAGATGCAATTAATTATTTTTTCGGAAGTTTGTTCAATCAAATCGTCGTGATATGTGTTTTTTATAGGATCTGTATTTTTTAAATCTAATAGTAACTCTACTCCGTGCTGCCAATTTGATATAACGCAATTCATTTTGTATTTTTTAAAAAGATATAGATAAAATAAATTACTTAAATGTAAAGTAGCTTTAAATGGTACTACTTTATCATACAATTGAAATGTTTTTTTCATTTTTTTTGCTATCTTTTCACTATAATTTAGCTTTTTTGAAATCACTTTGGGCATTTTTAATTCGCCTTGTAATGGGGAATTAGATCTAGATCTTGATCTTAAACTTGGACCTGAACTGGTGTTCGAATGTGATCTTGAAGTTCTTACATTTGAACTGGATCTAGATCTAAATTCTGAGCTGGATCTTTTACGCAATTTTGGTAAACCGATTTTAGGTTTTAAAGAATGATGACTTTTGGATCTCGAGCTTGATGAGCTTGATGAGCGTGATGAGCTTGATGAGCGTGATGAGCTTGATGAGCGTGATGAGCTTGATGAGCTTGAATACCAATCATCAGTTCTACGATGTTTACTTTTACTTTTTTTTGTTAAATTATCATCGTCCATAATATATTATGAAAATATTTAAATATTAATTAATAGTAACATTATATGGATCCTGTAACAAATGCTCTAACAAAAGATATCGTTGTTATTTGCCCTCATTGTTTAAACCCTGTTTTAATCGCCGAACTAAATTGTCAAATATTTCGTCACGGAACGTTGATAAATAATGGTCAGCAAGTTAATCCGCATGAAACCAAAGAAGTATGTGATTATTTTATTGCTAATGATATGATATACGGTTGCGGTAAACCATTTCGTATTATAAAAGGGGAAGACAACGCATTTGTTGCCATTGTATGCGAATATATTTAATATTATTTATTTAATATTATTTATTAAATAATTGAAATAATATTATAAAAATAGAATTGTAATATTATTAACTAACAAAATCAAAATGTTCTCAAATACTTTAAATAAAATATCTGGTCTTAAAATAAAGAACAAAATGGAAGCGAAGGTATTTCCTTTAACTGAATATATTATGAATTTCGATGGCGCGAGCAGAGGCAATCCGGGATTATCAGGTGCAGGAGCAGTCATCTATAAAAATGGCGATGAAATATGGTCTTCTTGTAAATTTGTCGGAATAAAAACAAACAACCAATCAGAGTATTCGGCTCTGATCTTAGGTCTTAAAGGCGCATTAACTCTAGGTATAACAAATTTATCTGTTTTAGGTGATAGTTTGTTAGTTATTAATCAAGTTAATGGACTATATAAGGTCAAATCTTCTTCCATCTTTGATTTATATGAAGAAGTATTGGGACTAAAATCACAGTTCGACTTTGTTGAATTCAATCACGTCTATCGTAATTATAACAAACGTGCGGATGAACTCTCTAATTTGGCTCTAGATCAGCCATGCGATTTGTCGGACGATACACAGACAGATGACTTGCAGACAGATTTTATCAAAGAATTAGATGAAGATTGGACAGATGAAGTAATTTTAAATAATCTAATTCAGCAAAAACAACAGCTAGTTCCACCATTGCAATTATTTGTGAAAATACCTTCGGCAAAGAAGGCAGGTCCTAAGACAAAAGACAAAGACAAAGACAAACAATTATCTATAACACAATTTTTCAAAATCGGATCACTCTTTCCAGACATTTAACTAACAAATTATAAAAATAAAATTGAAAATAAATATATATAATTATTTATTATTATTAATACAAACATGCTATATATTCTCGAAGTTCAAAAATTAAATCTTATAGGAGATTTATTACAATCTGAATGCAATGGTAAAAGCACTCATGTAGGATATATGAATATAGTTTTTAAAACAAAACAACAAGCTTGTAAATATTATGATATGTATAATCCTACTTTAAGACCATTAAATGCACATCATACCTATCGTAGCGATTGGAACCACGATACATATTTGCTGTATGTTGTTCGTGAATATGGTGACGAATACTTATCCATACCACCATTTGAAGAAAAAGAAAAAGATTTAGTAATTTATAAGTTTATTGCAGATAAGATTGAAAAAGTTCCTGGACAACATGTGGGTAAGAAATTATTAAATGAGGTGTTTAAAGAGTGGTTCCAAATAAATTACAACGGCAGAAAGATGCCAAAATTAATGGAGATAGAGTTGGCAATGAATGAAAAATTTGAAGTGAATACAAATAAATGGATTAATATTCGAATAAAGTGTGATGAATTGGACGATGAACTAGAACTAGAATTTTAATTTTCGATTAGCGAAATATTTAATACAGAATGTGGCTTAAATTTCAAAATATCTATAGCTTTTTTGTTTTTGTTAGTTGGAAATAGATCCTTATCATAAATATCCTGTAATAAAACCCACTCAAATAATCCACCCATATAAATATATACATTATTAAAACCCAATGTTGTCAATTGTTGATATTTTTTGTCAACCAATTCATCATTGCAATTTTGTCCATAGATAATTATTTTAATGCTGCGATTTTCCTTGATATATTTATTGATAATCGGCACCTCCTTGTCGACGGTTACGGTAGTTGATATCAAACAATCTTGTTTATCTATTGGTAGAGTATTAATTAGCAAATAAGTTTCCGGGGTTTTGACAACAGTTTGCATGTCTTCATAATTGATTTTTTTTGCGGATTGAGAATTGCCCATTTATTAATGTTATATAAAAGTATTTAAATCTTTATTTCAAGTTTATCTTATACTTATATCTTTATTCAATTAAAATTGAATTTCTTTTTATATAATAAAGAGAATAGTATTAAATATAACCAACAATTAATATTAAATCATGAACTCTGAATACCAATTTGCCATCTTCTATAACCAGTTTATTTCTGACTTGTTACAGAAACCACACGCAAAAGAAATGCACGAATTACTGCTTTCAAAAAAAGCACGATCCGACAAAGAATTATCTATCTTGTATCAAGCTAACAAAAGTCTAGGCATCTGTCTAAAAAATATTAAAGACCTTGGAAACAGTTTAGACAAAGTTCCTAATCCATTGTTTATTTGTATGAGAGAGCTTCCTGAAGACATTGTAAAACTTATTGGATCCTATTCACAACATGTAAAAAACCAAAAAAGCCTAGTTCGCATCGAATTCTACGATAATTGGTTTAAATTGAACCGAAATCGCATAACAAAATTGCTAAAAGGCTGGTCTAAGGCCAAACTGGGGTTCATTCTAGATCATGTTCGATCGCCAAATAATCCTTATTACAAATGCTGCAAAAAGACCACGAGCGCTTACAAAAAAGGGACGGAATTAATATTTCGATCGCGTATAGAAACATTAATCGTAGAAAAAGGCAACAGATCAAACATGGAGCAATATAGCCTATTATTAGCAATTGAAAAATATAATAAGAAGAAATAGAAAAATATATAGCAATTTACAAAGAATAATGAGTTGCCCCTTTATTAAACTTCCAATGATGGTCATTAATATGAACATTTGTTAAAATTCTAGATCTCAGTCCAGGTGCACTAATATTACAATCTTTGGCAGCATCAGCTATAGTTGAAAAACATATTTTTTTCCCAGTAGAACAACATATTTTAATAACAGGCTGTTCTGAATATTGATCTTCTTTTGATATACCAGAATATCTCCATAAAAATCCTTTACAAGCTTTTTTTCCTCTAACAGCATATCCAATAGCAGTCCCAGTTGTTAATCCTAATGATCTACCAGCGGCTTCTATACTTTCATATGTTGCAATTACTTCACCAGTTTCTATGTGAATTTGATCTATAATTCGATTTGCTTTTTTAACTTGTGGAACTTCTGGATCTAAAATAGCCGA